TTGCCTTTGGTGATTACTGCAAGTTCTGAAGCGAGGGCGTAGGCTAAGGCGGTGACAAAATCGGCGGGGAACAGGGTCGTATCGGTGACTTGGGCAATGTATTCAAGCTCGACCGCGTAGTCGTCGCCATCGTCGGAATCCAGGTCAATCAGAAGCAGCCCGCCCTTGATTTCCCAATTCAGCCCTTCGGCATTGGCGGATAGCTTGACGGCCCGCAGATAGTCCGTGGGCAGGGCGTAAGCGTAGTCATAGCCAAACGTCGGCACCGTCACCGACTTCACAAGGACGGCCTGCTTGACCGCCCAGGACCAGTTGTAAGACTGCACAAGCCGATCCCGGACGGTCGGATAAAACACGTTTAAGCGAATTACGTTAGTGTCGGTATCGTCAACCGACTCAACAGGGAGCGCCCCGATAATGGCCAGGGCCATGTTATAAATCTCAACCTGTGCGGCCATTTCAAGCGCTCCCTTGCGTCAGTTTGCGTCAGCCCACGTCCCGTAAATCGCGGTTGCTACCCACCCCTGCGCGGTGTACGTCAGGGTCACGGTGTTGCCAACAGTGGAATTGCTGATTGCGTCGCCCGCCGAACTGGTAAGCCCCAGGATGGTTGAATCAGTGCCGTAGGGGTTGACCGTCAGGGTCGCCCCGCCGCTGTTGGCGATAGCGATTGACCAGCCCGCTGAAATGGTCGTCACAGCCGGAAGGTCGAACTCCTTCGCCCCGGAGGTGGAAGCGGTTATCAGCTTGCCGCAATCCGCCGCCGTGATGGAGTATGACGCGGTTTTTGGAGAAGCGAGCATCAGGTAACCGGATATGGACCCGGTAGCATCCCCGTCAATGGTCTGAACGTATGCCGCCCGCCACGCCCGCCCGGACTGCCCGATGGACCCCTTGCCGTTCGTGGTTGTCAAAACCTGTTCCGCGTAAGCCGAACCCGTCAAGGCCAGGGCCAGCGCGAAAATTACCCCGATGAAAAGAACCTTTCTCACGTTGCCCCCTTACAGGAAGTCCGCTCCGGGCTTCCTCTTGAAGTCGAGCGGCCAGGGCTTCCCGGCGCTCAGTTTATCCCATTTGTCCTTGGCCTTCCCCTGAATATCAAGCGGAATCGTCTTGAATGCTTCCGCGTTGTCCTCGATAAAGGCCCTGTAGTCGTCTATGCGCCGCTTGTTCCACTTGCCAAGGTCAAGCCACGGGTTGCCGGTTGCGGGCAGTTCTATGGCCGTCACAGGCTCGAAATACTCCGGTACGATTTCCCCGGCCCTGGCAGTCGCCTTGTCGCCCGGTTTCCATCGCCTGTTACGCCAGAAGCAAATCTGAACGCACACGACTTCCGTACCGGGCGGAATATCTTTGTTTTTCATGGTCCACCTCGTAAGCCCGGACAGGTCGCCCCGTCCGGGCCGGTTAGGTTACTACTTGCGACGGGCGATGGACGTTTCAGGCGACAGGGACAGGTACGCCGTGATCTTTCCGGCGCTCAGATCCTGGGTGTCCACGTCAACCCATATGCCCATGTACCGCTTGATTGCAGCCTGGGGAACGGCCACGCACGCGATAAGATCGCCGTCGTTGGGGGTGATGTCGGTCACGACCGTCAGAAGCACCGTATGGCCGCTTGCGAGGGTCGTTTCCGCCGAAGTCCGGAGGGCTATATTGACTACCGCGCCTTCGGTCCCGGCAAAGTCCTGGTCTTCGCACTTGATAACGAGGTAAACCGGCTGCCCGTCGGCCCAATCGGGCGTTTTGGCGGTTTTGAAGGCATCGTATCCCCCGGTTCCGAAGTCGAGGTAATCACCGAGAAGCACCCCGGTTCCGTCGGTGGGCATCGCCGTGGAGTCGCACATTACAAGAAGGTCGTCGATCATGCTCATTTGTCTTTATCCTTTCGGCCAAGGGCCGCTTGATGGTTAGGTGATTGCGGTTTCGCTGGTGAGAATGCCCTGGCACACCTTGACCGGAAGGCCACGGAAGCGAAGGACGGGAACGCCGCCAAGCCCGACATCGGTGGTGAAATTCACGTTGGCCTTGTCCTTGAGCTTGATTTCCATCTGACTCTTGATCTCGGCGTGAACGTAAATAACGGAACCCGCGCCTTCCATTGGCATCCGATTCAGCATCTTGATGATGTCGTCCTCGTCGAACGAATAGGACGCGCCAGCCGCCGCCGTGGTGTCGATGTTGGCGAGACGGGCCAAGCACCGGGAATCCGCCACAGCAAGCCCGCAGTGAACCACGAAGCGGTCACGGTAAACCTGCATCAGGCCGGACGTGGTTTCTTTGGTCTGCTCGCCCAATGGCTCGTGAACGATTCCGGCGGTCTTGTGGGAGCGCGGATAGACCATGTATACCTTGCCGATACCCCACTGGACAATGTACACACTGGAAAGGGTTGACGACCCGCCCGCCGAACGGACAAGGTTTGTCGCGTCGATGCTTCCAAGGCGCACGGCCAGCCCGTCAAACTCCTCCGGGTCGGTGCCGTTGTTGCCATAAAACAGCGTCCCGGCCAGTTCCTGGCTCATGCCCTCGATGTGGGAGCGGGCCTCATCCATGCGGGCCTGTGCGGGATTCGGATACAGGTCCACAAGGTCCTTGTCGGCTTCGGAATAGGCGGTCAGCATGCCCATCGGCTCGTCAACCTGAATTTTGGTCCCCTTGTTCGCGGCCACAACCTCGTTGAAACGCCTCCACGTTGCGCCCGGAAGGGACAGACGCCGGGTGATCCTGTGACTCGTCAGGTTGTTCGCCATGATCCAGGGCGCATCTTGGATAATCGGGTTGTCCTGGTTAAGAATTTCTGCCACTGTTGCCATGTTGCCATTGGGGTCAATGGATTTGGCAACGTCCACAAGCGTAAGTTTTCCAGATGCAACGACAGCGCTCATTGTGTTAGCCCTTTCGGGTTAGTGTTTGTTTGCCATGTCAGGGAAGGAGAGGGTTGGAAGCCCAAACGTATCCCGGTTCAAAGTCGTTGATTTGGGCCTGTCTCCACCCGTCAAGATCGAGTCCTCGGAAATGGCCGCGCCCAGCTTGTGGAACAGCTTGACCATTTCGGGGTGATCGCCAAGGCCCGACTTGTCGAAAAAGGTTATCAGTTCCGGGCTTGCAAAACGCTGAACGGCCCGCAGAGCAAGCGCCGTGTTTGTCTTGAAAGTTTCCCCCGGCCACTCCGCTTTGAGCGCGTTCAAACCCGCTTCGCGTTCGGCCAGGGCAGCCGATTCACGGGCCGCATCACGTGCCGAAACGTATTTCAGAGCTTCGGCAGCCTGTGCGTTCGTCATTCCCGCCTTGTGCGCGACTTCGGCAAAGGCTTTTACTTCTTTCGCGTCCATCCCATCCACCGCGTACTTGTCCGGTCCATCCGGTACGACCGGGACTTTGCCCACGGTGTCAAGATAGGCTTTGGCGAGGCTCCCGGCATCGGCAAACCCTTTCAAAGCATCGTTTCCCCGGAGGTCTTCCGGGAGCGCGTCCGCAAAGGTCGGAGTCACGGTGTCGCCCGTTCCGCCTGCATCGGCTGGTGTTACGTCCTCATTCATTGTCCGGTTCCTTTTCCAAGAGTTTAGCGTACTGCTGTCGGCTCACTTCCATCAGGCGTATGGTGTCAACCAAGCCTTCCGGCGTATTCAGCCCCAAGGCGTCCACCACAAGCAGCATGAACGCCCGTTTCCCCGCGTTGTAGATGTCCCGGCTGTTGCCGTTATGCTCACCGGACAGAAGCCCGGAAAAGGCCATCATTTCGCCAAGGACACGCATCCCCTGTTCTGTTTTCAGGAACACCGCCCGGAAGTCTTCATTACGCTGACGCTCTGCAAGGGCTATTGGCTCCGGCTCGCTCATGCATTCCCCCCAACCGCCGCGTCAAGGAGGCTCCCGCCGCCCAACTGCGTCCGGCTCATCTGTTCCGCCGCCTGAACCGCCGCCGCGTCCTTCTGCATTTGCGCCTGTTGCGCCTGCTGTTCGGCCCTCTGTTGCCTGATAGCCGCCACATCATCATCCGAGCGAACCATCTCCATCGGGATCCCCATCATGGAACAGTACTTGACAAAAGCCTCGTCAGTGTCGAACCTGTCCATGATTTCCGGCTGCATCCCGGCCAAGTAGCCCAGGAACTGAATGGCAGCCTGAACCGCGTTGATTGCGGTCATTTTCTGGGTCTGGGCCATGATGGAGACGTATTCGATCTTGATGTTTGCCCCGGCGATATTGTCAGGCGCGGGCGGGAGTTGCCCGTCGCGCTGCAAAATGGCGAAGGTCCGTTCAATCACCGGGCCAAGAAGCTCGTACTCCTGACGCTCGATCACCGGGCCAAGCTGCAAGAGCTTCTCGGTGGTCCGCTGGATTACCTCAGTCGCGGTCATGCCCGGCTTATCGAGGACGGCCAGGAACAGATCATTGAAGAAAAAGCGCCCGATGGTTTGGATTTTTCTATCCATCGCAAGCTGAATGTGCTCAAGGTCCACGTTGTGGTCATATAGGCGCTTGATTTGGTCCTGATTCGTGCCGCCGATGACCCCGCCCAACTTGTTAATGCCGCCCGGGCGGGTCGTAATCCGGTCTTTGAAGTTGTCCGTAACCGTCACGGGCGGGTCAACCGCCTTCTGAACGCCCACAAGCCAAGCCTTGTCAATCTCCTGAAGGCTCTTGATATCGTTCAGGGCATCGTCAGAAGGCCCGCGCCCGTAAACTTCCTCACCGGTAGTGTCCCACCGAACCACATGAAACGGGAACTCGTTGAACCCGGACTCGCTCAACACTCCCTCGTGATCACTCGCCCCGTATTCCCAATACACCGAAGCCCACGGCATATTGAGGCTGTCAACCTTGGACATCTGGTAGGATTTCCGGGGCCACACGAGGTGACACACGCGAACGAACGTGTTGGCCGTCTTGTTCTCAACCAGTTGCCGGGTCGCCAGGGTCGCCCTATCGCCGAACTTTTCAACCACCGCCCGCGCCGACATCCACATTTCGCGGTACAAAGTGTCAACGCGCCCGTCCGGGCCTTCTGAAACTGCGTAAGTGCCGCATGTCAGCACCTTGAAAAGCTGCTTCCCATCCTTTGCGGGCCGGTCCTCCTGATAGAGAGCCGCCGTGTTGAACACCACCTGCTCATCGTACAGGCTCTGAATAGCCTGATAAAAGTTGGAGCGGGAGGAACTCAGGTACATGTAGATTTTGCGCTCTACCTTCTGGAGCCAGCGTTTCCCGGAGTCGTCGTTTGAAAGGTCGTCATCCTCGAATTGCAGGCTGAACCAAGGCCGCGCCGGGTTTGTCATGCCGGAATAGATTCCAGCCGATAGGGTCCGCGCTGCAAGTTTGCCCTGCCCGTTGTAAATCTTCTGGTGGCGCTTCTTGCCGTCGTTTGCGGTCCCAGTGTCGAACCGCCCGCGCCCAGGGTCCACGAAGTCGGAAAGGTCTTGCCACTTATCAATCCACGTTTGCCGCTGCTGGATAAGCTCATTGGCTATGGTTTGTACATCCTGTAACAGGCTCATAGCGCCCCCATGCCGGAACCAAGAAGGGAGGACTTCCGCGTCTTGCGCTCGCCCGCCGTAAGCCCCTCGCCCGTCAAGATCGTTGACAGCCTGCCCTTTTTGGACATGTTTTCCAGCGCCGTCTTGCGCTTGGCAGCCTCAGCAGATTCAGCCGCGCTTGGAAGCGTCGGGGCCGCAGCCGGGAACAAGGCTGAATACAGGGAATCGTAAGCCTGCTGCCAGGGCTTGATGTCCCCGTAGCCGAATCCGCCCAACACGGAGGAAGATTGACCGGACACCGCCCGAAGCTCCCCGAAGTCCACGCCGCCCAATACGCCCGCGCTGTTTTTGGAACCCCGCGCCTTGCGTAGAATATCCCAGTTAAGGGCCATCGTAGCCATTAAGACGCCCTCCTTAAAGGGTCGTAGTCGGAAAGGTCGGTGAAGGGATCGTTGCCAAACTGAAACCGCCCGCCCGTGTCACGGTGGACGGTGTTCCGGGCGCTCTCAAAAGCTACATCAGGACAGACGGCCAGATAACGGAAGGCGTCGGAAGCGTGTGAAGTCCAATCATGGACAGGCTTCCCGGTCCACGTGCCGGTTGAGCGGCTTTGGTCCTGCCTGTAGAGCTTCAGCGCCTCGATACCGGGGCCGCACTTGGCCGCGTCGAACCAACACCTTGAAATAAGCATCCGGGCCGCGTCAATGCCGTCTTGAAGGCCCATCTGCGGGGCGATTTGGAAGTTGATACCGAGCGCCGCAGCCGTTTCAAGGCGACTTTTGCCGGAGAACTCCCGGACCCGGATATCGTGAGGGGCCGTGTGAGCCCCATACAAATACCGCTTATCCGTAAACAGCACTTTGGCATAGTGGTCAAACCCGACACCGGACGCCTCGTAATAGTCCACAAGCCGCAGAGACCCGCCCCGGACTATCTGGTAAAACCATATTGAAGTTGCATCCGCCTGCCCCAAGTCCCAAGCCGTGTGAACAGGCAAGGAAGGCTCAACCGGCACCGCACATATCCGCCCCTCACGGTCAGCCTGTGCAAGCTCCTTGCCGTAGTAGGCTCCCAGGATTGCAGCCTCGAAGGAGCATTCAAACTCCTGCTCGTATTGCTCCGGGGTCATCTGTTTTCGAGCGTCGGCCAGTGCATTAGGCGGAAGGATACCAGTCTCAGAAGCCCTGTACATGCCCGCGTACCAGTCAGGGTTTCCGGCCTGCATCTCAGCCTTGGCCATCTGGAAAGCCTCGTAAAACACGTTGTGGCCGCTTGGTGTGCCTATCAACAGCCGCCAGCCGTTGCGGTCTAATAGGGCAGGCGTGATAATTTCAGACATGAGACGCGGAGGCATCTGCGCCACCTCGTCTATCACCACACCGTCCAGGTAGAGGCCCCGCAAGGCGTCAGGGTTATCCGCGCCGTAAAGAGTGATCCGCGCCCCGTTTGGGAAATCACAACGGAGTTCCGACTCGTTGAAAGAAACGCCAGGAATAACGCCCGCACAGCGCCTCAGATAATCCCAGGCTACAGCCTTTGCTTGGTTGCGTAACGGGGCGATATAGGCGAAGCGCGGTGAAGGCTTTTGGCAGTTGTACGACTCCCAAACAAGGCGGACAATGGCCAGAACCGTCTTGCCAAAGCGCCGATGACAAACAAGGACGCTGGACCGCTTGCCAGGAAGGATATCGTCAATTTGGGATTGGTGGTATCGGAGGGTGAATGGCAGCGTGACGGTCAATTCGGTCAAAACGTCGGGCTGATTCATGGCCGCGTCTCCTTGACAAGAACAATCCGCAAGGAGGAAAGTTCCCCTGATCCAACTTCAACCTGTTTCAGGTCAGGCACCACTTTTTTGAGGACTGCGTTTAGGACGGTATTATCTGTGAGGGCCTGTTGTGCAACATGCTCAAAAAAGGTGGAAGGCTCTTTTTTTTCTTTGCAGGCTTTTTCGAGGGCTTCCAACAAAAGGGTAGCCTTGGTTTTGCCGGGAGGCTTACCAGGATTTCCAGGCTGGAATGTTCCGGGCCTTGACACCGAATCACCACCGCATTTTCGGTTTGTACCTTTTTGGTACAGTTTTGGATAACTTGTCCCATTTTGGGACACTGTGCCATTTTGGCATGGTAAAAACCTTAGTGTCAAGACATTTTTGTGCTGTGGTTTTTTGGGCTTTTGGGTGGGGCTTTTTGGAGGATTCTGGAACTAGGATTTTAAGGCGAGAAAAAAGCGCAAAGTTTCGAGGTCCACGAGCGCTTAGAAGCTTTTATAAAAGAAAAAGATTAAAAGCAAGAAAAAAGATTAAAGACTAGAAAGAATAAGGTGTGGCGGGGCTTGCGGGATTTTTGGGGGTGGTTCTGAACCCAGAATCATTTTGACGGGTATTTTGATAATAGTACCAAAGTATTAGTAAAAACCATACTTTCGCCTTATTGCAAATGCAATATGACAGGTGTAAGATGTAATCAAGATCAAGGCGGAAGTTACGCCACAAACAACAACAAAGGAGCAAGGCAAGTGAAACTATTTATCCCAGTTGAAGGCAAAAGGATACCAGATCAGAAGATCACGGAAGATCACCCTTGGGTTAAGGTGTTCCGCCCTTGGTATGGTGGTGTATGGATTTATGATTCTTGTGAAGAGTTCAACGCGCACAGCGCAGCCTTAAAGGCAGAGAAAAAGGCAAAAGAAACATCTTTACACGACTCGTTCAATTTGGAAGCCGAAAAGCGCGGATATAAAAAGGGCGTAGCTGTCAGCTTTTTTGCTCAGTCGTGGTTTGGCCTTGGAGGCGAGGTTGTAACAGGGAAGGTAGCCCGTCGGGGGACTGGCAGATATTACGTTGCCCTGGACGCAGCACACAACGGGAAAAAAACAGCACCCTTAAACGGGTCTTGGAAAATAGCATAATCACTCACGGGAGCCTCCGGGCTCCCAAACAACAAAGGAGACGGGAAATGAGCGCAAGGAAACTTTTTAAAGCAGAGTGGCAGCACTGGATTTCGGTTGGCCTTGGTACGCCGTCGGCTTTTGAGTTTTTCAGGAACTGCGTTTTCGCCAAAGGTAGCCGCCGGATACGACGGAATACCCTTTATAGCTCTTAATAGGCCGAAACCCCTTCGGGGGTCTGCGGGTGACGCCCGCACTGATGAGGCCAACACACAAACCACCGCGCGAGCGGGGAAGGCGGGAAGATGCTTTCAGAGAATGAACACGGCTGCACGGCAAAGGTCCGCATCGCAAGCGACGGGCTGACTTTCCAGGGATTCCTTGAATTTTTCCGCGCGGGAAGCCTGGATTGCTATTACAAGACCGAGGCTTTCACCGCAAAAGAACAGGCACAGAACGCCACGGTGAAACTCGTGCATCAGTACAACGCTTCCCAGGGGCGCAACGCCTTGATGCTTCCCTGCTTTGATTAACATCACCACACGCCCGCCCGGAGGCAGTCCGGGCAAGGAGAAATATGAAACAAATCCTTTTAACCGCCGCCGCCGCCGCCCGGCTGATCGGAGTCAACCGGGTTACGATCTCGTACTACGTCCGCATGGGATACCTTACCCCGGCCCAGGAGGGTATCTGGGATTTCGGCCCGCTTCGCCTGGTGGTCCCGACGTTGTTCAAGGCCGAGGACGTTATCAACTGCAAAAAGGAGAGGGAAAACAGATGAACGAGAACGAAACAGAACTTTTAGAAGTTTTGACCGGCTTTACGAAGGCAAACCCAGTCAAGGCCGAAATCCTTGAAAAAACCCTAATTGACCAGGACTGGATTGAAGCCGCAAAAACCGAAATAACCCGGAGAATGACCACCATACTCCAGGCGTTGACGGTCGAGGTTCTGACCGATATTTCATCCGGCAAAATTTCCGTACAGTGGTATCTTGACGAGGCAATCAAGCAAGCCAAGGAGGTGAAATGACCGACCACGCCCCAAAAGACTGGATTTTCCGCGCCCAGGAGCGGCCCTGGCCTTCCTGGGTCATCGTCGCGGTGAAGGTTGCCGCGTTTTCCGTGTGCGGAACCTTGGTCGCCGCGCCTTTTGTTCTGATGTTTTGAAATGGGGGAATTATGGGCATCGAAATAAAGAGTAACCGCCTCGGCCAGACGTGCCTTTACATTTTCGGGCGCTGTGTTGGGCTGGGCGTCGGCAAACACGGCCTTGCGGAGTGCAAGGCATTAGCCGCAGAATTGACCGAAACGCCGCGTAAAAAATGGCTCGTTTTCCACGCCTTCGCAGCCCTGGTTTAATCCGCTACCTCACCGCCTATCCCGCATCCGCCCCGGTCGAAAGGCCGGGGCCTTCCCTCAAACTTTCAAAACATCATATTCTGATTCTTCCATCACCTCCACCTGGAAATGCGTTTCCCCTTCTGGCCCGTAACGCCGGGCTATGGAGACGTCAACAACCTGAGCGTCGTCGTGCCAGAGTTGGTTGTTCAGGGCATCGCAAAGGAGTTTTAAAAGATTGTCGGCGTCTGGCTTGCTTGTTGGATACGCAGGGGCGGAATCTTTCACCACTCCCGCGTTTTTGCCAGTCCCATAGTGGCCTTTGGGTCGCTGGATCGTGTAAAGAATCGTCAGGCAAAGGGGAACGTCTTTCGGGTAATAGACGCCCCGGACTTGAGGTTCCACGGCCTGCCAGAACGAAATCTCATCTTTTTCGGATGGGTTGTAAGCCCGGCCAAATTTCGCGCCTGCCCTGGTGGTGAATTTCGGGCGTTTTTTGGGTTTTGGCGATCCCTTGACGGTGACGGTGATGGGTTTCACAGTTCCTTTTCCTCCTTTTTTTTCGGGGGGGCAACTGAAAAAATATCGTCTTTCGTATCCAAGGCCCACGAAAGGCTTTTTTCGAGATTGCTCCCAAGGGGCGCGCCGACTTCCCGGACCGACTTCGAGATTATCCGAAAAGCCCGGTACGGCGTTTGGGGGTGTTGCATTTTCATAGTTCTCCATTATGTTTTCCAAAGCATAGTTTTAAACCGCCTACAAGCCACATGTAGCCGTCCTAATTTTTGGCAAGGGGTTTGTATGGTTTTTGCCGTTTGACGCCTTGGTGATAGGCTACGCTTCGCCATTTAGGGCAGCCCTGACCTTTTCCGGGTCAAGTTTCGCGCAAAGGTCTTTTACGGTCTGCTGCATCGACTCAAGCGCGTAGGCTATCCCCACAAGGTCGCCCGGAATCAAAACTTTTTCCTTGGCTATCCGGTCAAGGGCATGGCGGAATCCGCCGTTTTCGACTTTCGGATAATAAGCGAAGGCCCGCCAATCTTCCAGCCCCGGCGTTTTAGACTTCTCGCCGTGGGTCCGCCTTTTCAGGCAAATCACGTTGTAATCATCAAAATCAATGGCGTACTTCTCGGTTATTTTCAGCATTTCGCACCTCCATCAAAAGGGGATTTGCTCATCATCCACCGCTGGCCCGTGGTCCGACCACCTGCCAGTTGCCGCCGGGGGTTCCGTGGATGGCTTAGCCGCTGGCCTTTCCTCTTTGCCGCCCAACATCCGCATTTCGGACGCGACGATTTCCGTCGTTGTCCTTTTCTGGCCGTCCTTGTCGGTCCATTCGCGGGTTTGAATCCGGCCCTCCAGGTAAACGAGGCTCCCTTTTTTCAGGTATTGCCCGCAGATTTCGGCGAGATTGCCCCACACAACGATTTTGTGCCACTCGGTACGGGTCTCGCCCTTGAACTTTTCGGATGTTGCAAGGGTGAAATTGGCCGTAACTGTCCCGTTCTGGGTTGCCCGCATAGACGGATCATGGCCCAAATGCCCTATAAGAATTACCTTGTTGACGCCGGTCATGTCAAAACCTTCCTTCCTGGTTGGAGACGAGGGAACATCTCCTTGATTTTGTCGTTGATGTTTTCGGGTTCCGCCTGTTCTTTCGGCTTTTTGGGCGGCTTTTTCCACTCCTTTTTTCCGATAAGGGCTACAGTTTCGGCATGAATCCGGTCAAGCTCGGCCTTTTCCGCCGCCTTTTGTTCGTCAGTTAAGGCGTTCCAGCGTTCTTCCTCGATTTCTTGGGGAGTTTTTAATTGGGTCTTGTGGAGGGCGTTGGGTGTTTGCAGGTCGGTCGGTGGCCTGTAGTCGTACTGCTCCCACCTTTCCTCCCTCAACCACCGGGCCGGGTTGACGGGTGTTGACCCGTTGTCTTTTTTCAGTTGCCGCCCGCGAGCTTCACAAGAGGCCCCGGAAAGGATTCTGTCGAAAAGGGCTTTGCGTTCTTCGCGGGGCGTTTTTAAGAATATCTCCCTGAACACGTCCGCCGCGTCGTTTTTGGCTACAGCCCATGAGCAATTCCCGTTCCAAGCCGTCCAGAAGGCGTTATAGGCGTCAAGGATTTTACCGTTCAAAAATTCGTGCTTCTTGGTTTCGTATCCTTCCCGCTTGGGCTTGACTTCTGGAAGGGCGGTTGAAAAATCTTGAACGTCCGGTTCGTCGCCAGACGAACAAAGTCTTTTATCTTCTTTCTTTTCATTCTTATCATTATTGTTTGTGTCATTTGGTTGTCTATTGCCTGTCAGTTGGCTGTCAGGTTGCTTGTCAGTCTTTTTTTTCTTTGGCTGGTAAATCTCCCAATTTATTATTGTTATTATAGAGTAATGGCTGTCACTTTGGATGTTGATATTTCCGAGTCTTTGTAGTGACAGGCAACGATTCCACAGCCCGCTTGGTTTTTGCCCAAGCTCTTTTGCCGCTTGGTTGCGTCCAAAAACGAAAGAGCCCGGATTTACTGGGACCGTTGACCGTCCTTTGCCTGTCACTATTTCACAAAATCCGGGGTCGTGGTTTGCCTTCATCAAACACCATGTCCAAAGTTGCCACATTTCGGCATTTTTGAACACACGGGAATCAAGAGACTTGCGCCAAAGGGCAACATATCCGCGGTCCATGACGAACCCCTCCCGGCCTAAAGGCATTCGTCAATGGTCTTGACCATCTCGTCGGAGACTTCGGGCTTGTAGTACTTCGCCCCCTTCACTACCTTCCAGGCTTTTGTGTCCGGGTCTTGAACCCCCTCAATTTTCCCGCCGATACCCAAAAGCCAATTATACACCGTCTGGGATGTTACGCCGTAACGCTTGGCCGTGGTTGATACCCGCTCATATTCCGCCATGTCAAACCCTCCTTTGTGGTTCTTCGAAGACTATCAAAAATATTTAAAACAGTCAAGACGCCGTTTTCCGATGCTTATACGGCCTTCCAAGGTTGAAGGCGTGTTTTTTCTGGATAGCCCCGCCCAGGTCAATTCCGTTTGCCCCGGCGATTGACATGGCCGTTAACACCACGTCCGCCAATTCTTCCGCAATTCCGGCCCGGTCGTTGCCCAACAGTTCCTCAGCGGCTTCTTGGGCTTCTTCAAACAGTTTATCCGCCATAATCCGGGCCGTTGTCGGATAGAAACCGTGGTTTTTGGCGTTCTGGTAGGCCAGTTCCGCAAATTTGTTAAACTCCTTGATAAAGTTTTGCATGAAACCTCCAATAAAAGCCGGGGTTTTTAGGCCCCGGCGTGTTAGTCGAAAAGGCTTATCTGCTCGCCATAAACGCCGGAGGCTTCGGTCAAATTTCGGGCCGCAATTTCGGCATATTCCTTCTTCAATTCAATGCCGATGAATTCCCGCTTCATTTGAAGCGAAACATATCCTTCTGAACCGATTCCGGCGAAAGGCGAAAAAACCAAGTCACCCTTGTTTGTCCAAAGATGAACAGCCCGGCGGATGACTCCAAGCTGCAAAGGGCAGATATGTTTTTCGTCTTGATCTGTTCGAGCTATCTTTGTGTTTAGTACGTCCGTCTGTTGAATATCGTGCCAAACAGGGGAAGCGTACCGTTGCCAAACATGGATTGAAAAGGCCCGTGGGTCATCTTCAACCTTCATTTTTGGCCCGTCATCGCCGTAGTATTCAGTGAATCTGTGAAGCTCATCTACGCCCTTAACTGGCGCGGCGTCCTCGTCGGACCACTTGCGAAAAACAACAAGATAGTCGGGCAAACCCTGCCTTGAATATGTCGAATCCTTGCAAAGCTGCTTGTGTAAAAGCCCGTGGCTTTTTGTCCGCTGCATTTCTATTACGGGATCTTTCCAGATGCACGTTTCGGAATGATAAACCCATCCGGCGTTGACAAATTCCTTGATTATCTCGCCCCTAAAGTCACGTAATCCCGAAGCCCCATCCCGTCCCTTGTAATTTACAAGCTGCTTGCAGTGAACCGCGCAAAGACGGCCCGGCATGGTTACGCGCAACAATTCAGGAATCAAAAAACGGAAGTTAGTAAAAAACTCTTCGTCATCGGCGCAGTTGCCCATATCGCGGACTGAATCCGAGTAGATATAAAGCTGCGAAAACGGCGGAGAAAACACGGTAAAGCCTACCGAATCACTTTTAATTGTTTTCACCTCTTCGATGGAGTCCCCAAGAATCAACCTCCATCCGCGCCCGCTGTATTCGTTGCGGTCATAGTCCATTTTTAATTCCCTTTTGTAAGATACCTCGCTGTGCTTGGCCGCAATTTCAATCATGGCCTTTTCCATTTCACGGTGTTGCATTTCTTTCGCAACGACCGATTCATGAATTCGCTTTTCGGTGTCGGCCATAACCAGATAAGCATCAACCTCGTGCTCCTGGCCAAACCGCCAACAACGGCGAATCGCCTGATAAAGCTGTTCGTAAGAATATGAAAGCCCCACAAAGGCCACTTGGTGGCAGTTTTGCCAGTTCATTCCAAATCCGGCAATTGAGGGCTTTGTAATTAAAATCCGCGTTTCACCGTTTGAAAAGGCGTCAAGTTCGCGCTCTTTTTTTTCTACTGAATCGGAGCCTCTTACCTCATGGGCTTCGGGAATAAGCCGTGCCAATTCATCGGCTTCATAGTTCGCGTTGCACCAAATGAGCCATTGGCCCGGCTTTTGAACCAGTTCCTGAACGCGCACGGCCCGGTCATGTGCGGTTGACCTCAATTCCTTGTGCATGTTTGTTGCGGACAATTCCAGCGATTTAAAAAGCTGGTTTCCTGTCCTGTCTACCCAGTCGCCTGCAATGACGACTTTGTGAAAATTTAGGGCGGGGAGAATAAACCCGTCGTCGCAGTATCCGAGGTCGGAAGGCTTGCTCATGCACGTTGCCCACGAAGAGACCCACCGCCAAAAGTCCTCAACCCCGTGAGCCTTAAGCCGCCACTTGCCCATGTTCATAGTATCGTTTAGAAACCACCGCATCATCATTTCAGACGACGGCATAACTCCCAAAAATTGGGACTGATTGCCAAGCTCCAAGTAATCATTCGGGGCGGGTGTCGCCGTGCAGGAAAGTCGAAAGGGCGTATTTTGAAACATTTCAATAATCATCTGTTTTGTTTTGCCCATATACGACTTCAGGATCGAACTTTCGTCCAAAACAACGCCGGAAAAAACGTCCGGGGAAAAATCCGCAAGCCGTTCATAATTCGTGATGTTTATACCGGGCTTTACATCAGATGATGATTTACAACGATTCACCGAAATGCCAAACTTGACGCCTTCCCGCACTGTTTGAGCAGATACGGCCAAGGGCGCAACAATTAAAACGGGCCGGCCCGTCTTTTCGACAACGTGCCGCGCCCATTCCAGTTGTTGAGGGGTCTTTCCAAGCCCGCAATCCTCAAACAGGGCGCAGCGTCCCTTTTTCAAAGCCCATTTGACCACGGCCTTTTGAAAAGGATGAAGCATCGGATTAAGGGAATTTTCCGACACGTCGAACCCGACCGAGTCCGCCGTCAATTTCTTGTTTGCCAAAAACTCTCGATAGTCCATAAACCCTCCTTTCAGGTTTTCGTAATCATGCCCGCCAATTTTTAATTTGTCAAGAAAATTTTAAACTCAAAAAAATACTTGACAAGCGCAAAACAAAAAAGCTATGGTGTCCTCACGCTGGATGAACTTCACGGGTGACTCCGGCGGTCAAATCAATGAAAGGGAAACCGATGAACAACTTATCTTTGGATTTGAGCTTAAAACAGCTCGAAAACTTGCAGAAGGACGTTGACAAGTGCTTCAAGGACTACGTTGAGGGCAAGGCCAAGAAGGGTCGCCGCCGCCTTGACGACCCGACAACGGACCAGCCTGCAGGCCGCATCGTGGAAGTGGACACGGGAGGAGATCCCCTGGTCCTGCTCCTGGTCGGCTTGGCCTACATCCCCGCAGAAAAGGCCCATGTCGGCGCTGAACCCGGCCCCCTGGATACTCCCGGCTACCCCCATGACTGCGAATGGGATCGCCTGTACTTCGCCGTCAAGCCGGGCCTTGAAACGTGGTGGTACGAGGCGAATTTCGGGCTGTCGGAGGACGCCGAGGCCCAGATAACGGAACAGCTTTCGGACGAGGAAGCGGACGCCCGCCAACGGGCCGAGGACGACGAGGCCGAAAGCGAATGGACCCGCCGCAAGGAGATGAGGCTATGACCTTCACCGACTACCGCGCCGCTCCCGGCATCAACATCAGCTTTTTGAAGGGCTTCGCAAAAAGCCCGGCCCATGCGCTTGTTCAGAAGCCGGACACGCCTGCAATGTCGTTTGGCCGGGCCTTCCATACCTACATCTTGGAGCCGGACAAGTTTGAAGAAAGGACAGTGGTCCATACCGGTTCTGAAACCGTAACCAAAAACCACTTAGCAAAGTATCCCGGCAAAGACGTTATAAGCGCTTCCAATCTCGAATCCTTATCTAAAATGCGGGACTCCATCAGGCAACACCCTGACGCCGTGGACGCGCTCCAAGGCTACATCGAAAAGCCTTTGTTCTGGAAAGTTGATGGAACCGCCTGCAAGGGTCGCCCGGACGTGGTGAACGACGATTTCAGTTTGATACCCGACCTGAAAAAGTGCAAGGACGCAAGCCCGGACGCCTTCAGGCGGCAAGCCCACAACCTGCTTTACCACTGGCAGGCGGCCTTTTACGTGGACGGTTTAAAGGCTATCACGGACCACGATTACGAGTTTTGGTTCGTCTGCGTCGAGGACACCGAACCTTACGGGTGCGCCGTTTACAAGGCCGGGCCGAAGTTCTTGGAGCTTGGCCGGGCCGGATACCGCAAGGCCCTTGAACAGTACAACGCCTGCAAGCTGGCCGGAAACTTCCCGGCCTATCCCAAGGGCGTCATGGTTCTGGAACCGCCCGCATGGGCTTTCAAAAACAACGAAATGGAAATGGAGGATGATTTCGATGAGTGAAGAAAACGCTTTGACCGTTTTAAAGCCCGTTGACCTTTCTGGCGGATCTCTTTTTTTCAACGTGGACAAATTCACCCACGCCCAGCGCGTTGCGAAATGCCTTGGTGCGTCCACGATGGTCCCCGAACACTACCGGGGCGAGGGCAACATCGGCAACGTGCTGATCGCCTTGAACTTCGCGGAACGGACCAACCTTGACCCCTTCATGGTCATGCAGAACCTTTATGTGGTCCACGGTCGCCCCGGCATTGAGGCCAAGCTCGCAATCGCCCTGGTCAACAACACGGGCCGGTTTTCGTCGCTTGATTGGAGAATGGAAGGCGAAGGCAAAACCCGCAAAGCAACGTGTTTCGCCACGCGCAAGGACACAGGCAAAGAAGTCGCTGCCTCCTGCGACATGGATACCGCCGAAAAGGAAGGATGGGTTGGAAAGTCTGGCTCAAAGTGGAAAACCATGCCCGACATGATGTTGCAGTACCGTTCGGCTACGTTCTTTGCCCGCCTGTTTTGCCCGGAGGCCCTTCTCGGTTTGCAGACCAAGGAGGAAATCTTTGATGCTCCCGTCCAGGTCTTTGAGGACACGCCCGCCGCCCCCACCGCCTCCCAGAAGATGCGAGCGGCCCGGAAAGCGCCGGAATCGCCCGCCGAGGCCCCGGCCCCCGCGCCGAACCCCCGTGAAGACTGGTTCATGTGCGCCGCCGCGAAAAGGGAAATTTCCCCCGACACCCCGGACGCGGCCCTGTGCAGCAACTGCCCGTTGCCGAACGCCCCGGACGCTTGCGAACACTTTAAATCTTAGGAGACTGAAACATGAACCACCTCAAGACCTATTCCGGTGAGAACTTCATGGCCCTTTCGTTTTTCGAGCTTTCCCCGGCAGGGGACGCGACCGTCTTCGGCGGCGAAAACGAACAGGGCAAGACCGCAGCTTCCAAGCTGCTTCTGGAAATCCTGTTGCGCGGGAAAACCGCAAGCCCCCCAAAACCCGTCAAGGAAGGCGGCAAGAAGGCCGTCGTCAAGGGCGTTATCGAAACCGAGCAGGCGGACATTTTCAACGGCGAGATTTCCATCACGCGGACAGTCACCGAAGACGGGAACTGGACGGTCAAGGTCGTGAACAAGGACGGACTTTCCATCGACAAGCCGCAGACGATTCTTGACCGGCTTTTCCCGAATGCGCTCGTTGACCCCGGCGAGTTTGTGCGCGGGGATTCCCCGTCCGACGACCGCCGCCGTGCCGCCGTCCTTGCTAAAATCACGGGTGTTGACCTTTCCGGCCTTGACGCAAAGCGGACGGTTGCCTTTGACGCCCGCACGATCATCAACCGGGAAGTAAGCCGCCTTGACGCCGTGGTCAAGAGCCTGCCCCTTTACTGGGACGCCCCCGCCGAAGAAATGCCGCTCGTTGCCCCGGCCAAGGCGATTGATGAAGTCAAGCCGGTTCTGGTTTCGGTTGCGGCCCTGAACGCGAAACTGGACGATGCGCGAAAAACAAACGCGATAAACGACGCCCGTCGCGCCGATTTGTTTAACAACGAAAAAAAAATACTTTCCCAAAAGGCCGAAATTGAGCGCCTTGAAGAACTGGTTTCAATGGCGTATGGGTTGCTGTCAGGCTTGAAAGAAGAAAACGCGGCCATGACTGCCGCCGTCAATAATCTGTTTGACGCCGACGAATCCGCCATCCGCGCAAAGCTCGCCGCCGTTGAGGCCGGCAACGCCGCCGCCCAGGCCGAAGCCGACGAAAAGAACCGCATAGCCCGCGAAGCCGCCGCCGCCGAAGCCCGCGCCTATACCGAACGCGCCCAGGCCACCAACGAGAAGGTCCGGGCGAACGTAGCCCATGCAAAAGCCGTCGCGGAACTCGAAAAGGCCAAGGCCGAAAGCGCCGCTAAAACGGCTGAAATAGAAGCCGTGGAAGCGGAAAAGACAAGGCTCCTTTCAGCCGTCAAACTGCCCGTGAACGGCCTTACTTTCGACAGCCAGGGCGTCTACTACAACGGCAGGCCCTGCCACGAGAAACAGCTTTCCAGCGAGGAAGGAATCCGCATCGGCTTTGCCTTGGCCCTTGCGCAGAATCCGAGCCTGGATGTAATGGTGATTCAGAACGGGGCGCTCCTTGACGACAAGCGGCTTGCCTTGTTTGTCAGCATGGCCCGGAGCGCCGGAATCCATCTCCTTGTTGAAGACGTTGGCGACCGCCGCGCAACAATCGTGATCGAAGGCGGCAAGGCCACCAAAAAATAAGCGCGGGGCTTCCCTTGCGGGACTGCCCCGCCCGTCACGAACACCCCGGTCCCGCGTAAAGTTTTCGCCGGGGCGGAAAAGAAAAGGGGCTTTAACTCGAAAGGAGGGGATATGGGCTTTTTCAACGACGATAAGCGCGACGGCGCAAGAGATTTTGAGCGCCGGGGACGCCCCGATTACGACCGCGACCGGCACAGGTTCGACGACCGCGACCGCGACTATTTCCAGGGCTATGACCAAGCCGCCAGGGAAGCCGAGCGCCGCCGCGAGGAACGCGAAGAGGAAAGGCGCTACGAAGAAGAACAGGAGCGGCAGCGGCTCGATCGGCAACGCCAGGAGCGGGAATGGGAGCGGCAACGGGAAGAAGAATACGAACGCCAGATGGAAGAAGAATACGAGCAACAGCGGCTTGCCGAGGAAGAAAACTACAGGAATATGCAAGACGCCAACGAGGGATAGGAGGGGATATGAATCCGCAAGACCTCAAAGAAAAAATTGAAAAGCATGGCCGCTGGTTGCGCGACGAAAAAGGAGGGGAAAGGGCAAACCTGACCAGGGCGGACCTCTCCGGGGCGAACCTGACCGGGGCGGACCTCTCCGGGGCGGACCTGACCAGGGCAAACCTGTACGGGGCGGACCTGACCAGGGCAAACCTGTACGGGGCGGACCTGACCAGGGCAAACCTGTACGGGGCGGACCTGACCGGGGCGAACCTGACCGGGGCGGACCTGTACGGGGCGAACCTGACCGGGGCGGACCTGTACGGGGCGGACCTGACCAGGGCAAACCTGTACGGGGCGGACCTGACCGGGGCGAACCTGACCGGGGCGGACCTCTCCGGGGCGGACC